CACAGCGACGCCCACCGCGTCCCCCACAGCGCCGCCCACAGCGCCGCGCACAGCGCCGCGCACAGCGTCGCCCACAGCGTCGCGCACAGCGCCGCCCACAGCGCCGCCCACAGCGCCGCGCACAGCGTCACCCACAGCGACGCCCACAGCGTCGTCCACAGCGCCGCGCACAGCGTCGTCCACAGCGCCGCCCACAGCGTCACCCACAGCGACGCCCACAGCGTCGTCCACAGCGCCGCGCACAGCGCCGCCCACAGCGACGCCCACAGCGTCGCGCACAGCGCCGCCCACAGCGCCGCGCACAGCGCCGCGCACAGCGTCGCCCACAGCGTCGCGCACAGCGCCGCGCACAGCGTCGTCCACAGCGTCGCGCACAGCGCCGCGCACAGCGCCGCGCACAGCGTCGTCCACAGCGCCGCCCACAGCGTCGCGCACAGCGTCGTCCACAGCGCCGCCGTTCTTCAACAAGAACGAAGCAGTAGGTGCGGCAAACGCGAGGACGATGGGAGAATCTACCCACACCACCCGCTTGGGAGGCGCAAGGCCAGCCTTCTTGTAGCAGACCTTTACGGCTTGCTCTAACTTCTGGCGATCCGCCGGGTCAGTGCATAGGCCCGTGCGTATCCACTTGTCACGCCACTCCGCAAACCGGCCTTCCTGTTCGGGAGTGAGCTTGTCGATGCGTTTAACTGATTTCATGGCTCTAGTCTCTCCTTGCCGCATTGCAGACAGGCTTGTTCGTATATGCCTATCGAAATCCAGCGGCGGTGTGGACACCACAGACGTATCCACCATGTCCGCCAGAATCCTGTACTTAATGTTTGCCCCCAGCGCATCTAGTCAGCGACCCGACGCAGTTCGTTCAACTCGTCGCCTTCGTGCTGCTGGATGACCACGTAATCGCCGGCCGGGAAGCTGTGGATGGTGTGTTCCTCGTGACGCAGGAACGCCCGGACCTTGAGACGCAGCGCCCGAGCTTCCTTGAAGGCCGTCGGCGCGTACTTGTCGGCGTTGTGGAGCGGGAACAGGCGCACCGGGGACACGACCGGCTCGGCCAACCCTTCCGCCACGTCCTGCTCGGGGTAAAACGCATGGGCGTGCCCCGTGACTTCGCCGTGGGCCAGGACGACCCGGTTCCCGGACTGCTCCAAGATGGGCTCGCCCAGGTCGGAATCCTCGAACGGCCGGGAAGCGGGGACCACGAATACGTCGCCCTGGCGACCCTGGCCAGCTTTTATATGCAGCTTGATTTCCACTGTCGGTACTCCTTGAGTTGTTGAACGGATCACTTGCTATTATCCGGGTTCAGCACGTCCCGCGCCCAGTCACCGATGCGACCGGCGCAGTCCAAGTCTGGCTGCTCGGTGACGTAGCGCACATGAAGGTCGCCACGGGACCGCTGGCCGATGACCCAGTTGGGCTCGGTGGGGTCGTTGTCACGCTGGGACTCGACTATCTCTGCGTAGGTACGGGGCTTCATGCTGCTGTCTCCGGTGTCATCGTTGGCTAGTGTGGTACAAGAATTTGAGCCTGTCAAGGGCTATCCCTATTGACAGCCGTATTTTAATAATGGCAGGCTGTCATCATGGCTACACCCCCCCTGCACCCAAAAGTCCTGGCTTGCATCGAAAAAGCCACCAAACGGCGCCAGACCATGCAGGCGCTACGCGCTCGCGGCTGGACCTTACAACGAATCGCTGACAGGTATGGCATCAGCCGGGAACGCGTCAGACAGGTGCTTCGTGGTCGCGGCATCGCGTCAGCGTAAGGAACGCAAGCGCCGGGGCGAGGACATCTCGCCCCATCCGGCCGTGATCCGCCTGGCGCGTGAACTGTGGGCCATGCCGCGTGATGCCTGTGAGTGCGGGGCGTCGGCCATCATCCAGGCGACCAACGGGCGCTGGTACTGCTCGAACCCTGCTCACCACAAGGAGCATCCCCATGCAACAGCTCACCTTGCTTTCTGACCAGCCCGCCAGCCGGCGCACGGATAATTCCGCCAGCAAGGCGGCGGAGGCCCGGCAGAACGCATCGGGACGGCGCGCCAGTGACCAGCGGAAGGTGCTGGAGGCCGTCAAGAAATATCCGGGGCGGACTAGCAAGGAGCTTGCCGAGATAGCGGGACTCGAACGCTACATGACCGCTCGCCGCCTTCCCGACTTGCTGGACGCCAAGCTGGTGACGCGCCTGAATGGCGAGAATGGGTGGCGCTGGTGGTAGGCCATAGCAAGTACCGTAATAAACGCACGATGGTTGACGGCCTGCTATTCGCCAGCAAGAAGGAGGCGAAGCGGTGGGGTGAACTGAAATTACTGGAGAAGGCCGGCGAGATAACCGGCCTACGTCGCCAGGTCATGTACCGGCTGGACTTCAACGGCGTTCATATCTGCAAATACTTTGCGGACTTCGTGTATGTCGAGCATTACTCCCTTAAATCAACCACGGTCGTCGAGGATGTAAAGGGCGTCAGGACCGATGTTTATAAGATCAAGAAGAAGCTGATGAAGGCTTGTTACGGCATCGAGATCCGAGAGATATGAACCTGCGCGGCTTGCTCGTAGGCGGCGTCATGTTGGCCTGTGGCGGCTTCGACCTGCTGCTGGACGTGCAGAGCCAGGGTCACCACTCGGTCGTGATTGTGCCTGGGTTCAGGACTTTCCAGAGCTGCAAGGCGGCGGGGATGCAGGCACAGGCCCGGTGGCAGCACTTGGGAGAGTCGGTTGACTTCGTGTGCGCGAGCAAAGCGCGCTGACTACGGCAACAGGTAGCCAGCCAGGGACATGACGTAGACGAACGCGGCGAACCCCAGCGCGCAGACACAGGCGGCCAGGAAGTCACCAAGCCAGGTATCGTGACTAGACTCCGCCCGGCCAAAGCCGGTGCGGGCCAACTTGGAGCAGTCGTGCATGTAGTATTTCACGGGTCACCTCCGGTTGAGTTCTCGGTTCAGGTCTCGCGCTTCTTGCAATTCAGCCTGTGACGGGGCGCTGTCATTGGTGAACATCGGCCTGTCGTCGGACCAGTCAGCCGGGGGGCTGGCGGGGACGGCGGCCTGATCTGCGCCGCTTGCTTTCGTGCCTGTCATGTCGTGAACCTCCTGGGCGGCCACAGGCACCGCCCTGGTTGAGTATAGGTCAGACCCCAAAGCCTTCCCCGTCCCCATTGGACGGCAGGCCGATGATGCACAAGCCGGTGTTCCCGAGTTTCGCGGTTAAGCCATAGGGCGCTAGTAGCTGGTCGCCTTGTCTCTCGATGCGCTCATGTTCTACCGATGCGCCCCAGTAGATGCCCTGGCGTGCGTCGCATTTCTCTATGTGACGCCGCGCACGTCTGCCAAGCCGTTGGAGCGTCATGGCGTCTTGGGCGAACTGACCCGCCTTGTTGTGGATCGTGGCGGGCCCAAGCGGTGCCAGCTTCGCATCCCGCAGGGCCAAATGCGCCGCAAGTTCGCAGACGGCGACTATCTCCCGGCGGCTCATATGTCACCTCGGGCGAGAGCGTGAACCGGACCGCTACGCCTCGTCACCTGTATCCCGGGGTTGTACCCATCATGCTCTACAAGGCTTTTATTCACGTCCTCGCAGCTTTCCCGCGTGTTGCTGGTGTAGAACACGGTGTCTATCAGTTTTCCGCGAAGATAGACGTTAAAGGCTTGGTGTTTGGTGTTGTCAGTCATGGCGGCGGGCCTCCTGTGCGGTCTCATAGCCACGCAGGAAGGCGTGCATCTTGTCCCACAGCTCGCGCTTGGTGCCGCGCCCGATGATGACAGACGCCCCGCCTCCGTCGTTAACCATGCGGTCAAGGGCATAGCCGCCGTAGGCGATGTCTAGGTGGTAATTGCCGATCCCAGCCTTATAGGTGCCGTCCGGCTGCTTGGTGTAAGGCTCCAGGGGTGAGCCGGTGGCCTCGTTGATGCGGCGCACTAGGGCCTTTAGGTTCGATTCTGTGATGCGTTCAGACATGGATAAATCCTCCACTGGTGTCCGCATTACCAGGCCGTGCGGGCGTCGGCACTTAACACTCATGGGAGCCCGCTCTGACGGGCTCGGGTGAGGGTTAGCGGCTGCGCTTCTTCGCTGTCTCCTTTTTGATGCGCTTCATGATGATGGCCGTCAGGCGCTTGTTCTGAGCGTCCCTGGCAGCGTCCCTGGCAGCGTCCCTGGCAGCGGCCCTGGCAGCGTCCCAGGCAGCGTCCCTGGCAGCGGCCCAGGCAGCGTCCCTGGCAGCGGCCCAGGCAGCGGCCAACTGGGCGTCCCAGGCAGCGTCCCTGGCAGCGGCCCTGGCAGCGGCCCAGGCAGCGGCCAACTGGGCGTCCGTGATCTTTCCAGCGAGCCAATCCCGCTTAGCCTTGATGGCCGCCGTGGAGCGCGGGTCTATGGTGTCGCCGGCCTTGCGCCGTGCTTCCAAGGCGCGCTCGGCTTCATCGCAGGCGAACTCGTGCAGGATGGTTGACACATCACCCATCCACAGCACCATGCGTTCGCTGCTGCACAGCTTGTCATCGCCGTGGATGATGGCGCCGGAATGGCGGACGCGGCAGAGCAGAGCGCCCGAGGCGTAGCTCAACGCGTCGATGAGGCGCACGGAGCCATGCAGGCCTAGGTTGCACAGCGATATATCGCCCTCGACGGTCAGTTTCTTGCCGACCGCGACGGCGCGTCCATCGCCATTCGCCAGCTTGGCTTCGGCGAGGAAATGCCACGCAAGGACGGTTTTCTTAGAGCGGTTCGGATGATTGGTCATGTGAACTCCAGCCCCTGAGATACCCCGAGGCGCGGGTAAGGTACATGCGGTCCCTCGTATTAGCCCCCTCTCGGGACAGGGGCTAAGGGGAGGGGCATATTAACCGTGATGTGGACCGACTTCGGCCCTCCAGATTTTTCTCCCCTCTTCCGTCAATATTGAATATCCGTAGGGATGATTGTTAGCATTTTTGAGTTTCCCATCTGGGAACCTAGCATACTCAATTAAGCCTAAGTTACGGAGTGAACGGAGAGTTTTCCCATGGATGGTGGTAGTATTATTTGCTCCGCGAGAAATACAATTAAGAGCGAAACATTGAATTCTAGTTAGTTTCATAATTATCTCCTGAATCATGAATGGAATCGCTAAACTGGATTTTATGATTTTGCACTTCTGTAATGAGTTAACCTTGACGCGATATAGGTTGGTCAGCGTCTCCGAATAAAGGAATATCATCAAGTCTCTCGCGGACCCCATGAAGTGTATCAGCAGCTTCCATAGCCATACCCCCTACACAATCCATTGCTTCTATTTCGTCGCTATCATTTACCAAATCCTGATATTCCTCATTGAGTCTTATTGCCGCATCCTGTAAGGTAAGAAACCTGTATTCAAGCGATTTAATATGGCGCTTGAGTATTCTGCGCCGCTTCAGTAGTGCCGTGCGGATTACTGGAATTTGACGCATCGCCGGGTCATTGCTCATTTGCGCTGCCCTTTAGTAGTGATTTCCGCGTAAGCCTGCTTGCTGGCCTCTTTCTGCGGCATACCGGCGGCGGTCAAAGCCAGGGTAAGCTCTGAATGTTCCATGAGATTGCGCTTGATATAATCAAGGCTGCGAATCTGGACTTTATTACTACCGAACGCCATAAATTTCTCCCTGGTAACTAGTGGTACAACTAACTTGTAAAGAATCACTCTAGCTAGTCTTGTAATCCTGAATCTCGGTCTCTCTTAGTTAGGCCGCCAGAACTTCGGCAGACAAACTATAGCCCATAGGGAGAGGAAAGCAAGTATTTCTTTGTTGTATCTTCGCAACAGGCTGTTGTGTGAACGCAACAGCAAAGGCAATGGGCAGACTGGTGCTTAAATCCAGCTATCACGCGGTATTGTCACAATGTGACCATTCATGTCAGTGTGTGACAGCAAGTGTCACAGCATGTAACAGCCGGGATCGGGACGAGCAGAGCGAAGTGGAGGACACAACTCCGCTTCCCCTCTTTTCCCTCTTGCTCTTCCAGCCTGTCAGCTACGTAGCCCATCGGCGTAGTGTAACCGGCTGCGTTTTAGGCTCACGCGATGGACGCTGGTGAGAGAAACTGTCTATCCAACTTCTCCCACCCCATAAAAATTCTCGTTTCTAGCCATCTAACCTACGTCAGCATCTTGTCGTAACCTACTGATATGTCAGCTACTACCGCCATCTGCCCTGTAGGCCGTAGCAGGCGGGTGGCCCTACCAACCCGCCGTTGCGTAGGCCGGTCTTGTATCTTTCATCTTGGGATCTGGAGGGGACTGGATCGCCTAGACGCCTTGGCGTAGGGCGCCGGCGGCCGGCTCGGGAGTGGAGGCTGGAAAAAGACAATAAGGGACCCGTGAAGAACGCGGGTCATCCGAAAAATCAGTTCCGCGTCTCGGTGCCGTATGCCCTCCAAGGGCTTGCGCTCTCCGGTCTCGTGGCTTTTCGGGCCCACCGGTGAAGGAGGATTTATTGCCGCTCGCCGATGCGAGTTGGGCAGGGACGGGTCAGCCCCGGCTGGGGGACACGGCTTGCAATCGGGAGAAGATGTGGTATTCTTTGATTGGGTGCCGTGAACACCTACCGGCAAGTTTAGCACCTGCCTGCTAACTTGCAAGGGCCTGGGAGAAATCTCGGGCCCTTTCCTTTTCCTCCCCATGTGCTACGCTGTCTGCATGTCCCGCTCCACCCGCAAGAACCCAGGTCAGCAGGCGCTACGCCGGCAGGTAGCCCGTCAGACCGATGCCAGGCGTGCCCGTGATACCTCCGACCGCACCGCGGTCCAGGCTGACCGCAACGTGAAGGCCCAGGCCCGGGATGACCAGGACCGCATGGGGCCCGATATGGGCACTGGCGGTACGATGTGATCGCAGTCGCGTTCGTCATCGGCTTCTTCCTCGGATGGATCTTAGCCATCTGGCTTATCGGCCGCATCCAGGAGACCGCCGCTGGACAACCCGGCGAGAATTGACTAGACTATCCCTGATGTTTCCGTAGACCCTGCCCAGCCGGTAACCCCAACCGGCATTGAGCCCCAGCCTAACCTGGGGCTTTCTTTTTGCCCGCGTCTGTACTACGCTGATTGGGCCTACCACATCTTGAGGACTGCCATGATGCTCGCCATCAATGACTACGTGATTTCTCCCCACGTGAAGTACGGCAAGGACAAGGAATCCGCCGCCCCCATGCGCGTCCTGAAAGTCTCGGTCCAGAGCGATGTCACGGTCTCCGGCGTCGTCGGGTTCGTGGAGTCCGTGAACGGCAATCCCCCGAAGGATGATGCCCTGCTCAAGTGGGCCGGCATGGATCTGACCATGGGCGAACGCACCATCCCTGGCGGCACGACTGCCTGGCTGGGCGTCCTGGAATACCGGGCCGACGGCATCTACCTACACAACGTCTCGGACTACGAGCCCAGGGAACCCATCATCACTGATCCCGGCGACTACACGATCAAGATCGCCGTCTGCGCGCCCGGTGAGACCGCGGCCCTGGCGACCTTGCAAGTGTCCTACCTCGAGGCTACACTCAGTTCACCATGAGGAAATCCCAGCCCATAACCGTGTTCGGCACCACCCGCCAGGGTGTAGCCGCCGGGAATCCCCGCGGCAAGCGCACCAAGCGCGATACCCGAAAGTCGTCCAAGAGGTGACCCCATGTTGAAACAACGCCCGAGTCCCCGCGCCGGCTACAAGCGGAAACCACGCTGATGCCCGGCCGTACCGTAGACCATAGCAAGACCAAGATCGGGGAACGCAACACCCGCGGTCAGTCCTACAACCCGCCGAACCAGAACCAGAAGGGTGATAGCGGTATGCAGCCCACCAAGACCTACGGGTTAGGCTCCCGCCCGAACGGCACCCTGAAAGGCGCCTGCTGATGGGTATATTCCACATACAGCGCCGGACCTACCCCAAGTGAAAGCCGTCACGACCGACTGGGGGCTGGTATTCAACCCATCCCGCAGTTCAGACCTAGACGTGACCTACCTGGAAGTGGGGCGCCTGCGCATGGTGTTCCACGTGGAACCGCTCATCATCGGCCTGTTCTGGCGCAAGCCTGGCAGGATGTTCACGATCAAGACTTGATTTCTCCACAACAACGAGGAGGCAACCCGGTCGGAAGCTCAATAGTGTTTAGGGTGGCCCCGGTCGGTAACACGCCGGGGCCTTTTAATTCCAAGGCAGGACACGGGGCATCAGGAATCGTAGCCATTTAGCCCCGTACCCGGCCGCCCAGGGGCGCTAACCCGGGCGATGTAAAGTTTACTGAACTTGTGGTATCTCTGTAAATAGGCTGGGGACCGGACCTTCAGCATGGCAGTATCGGCCGGCATATTTCCCGCGGCCCTTTTCGGTGACGGGAATTGCACGTTTCTCTATATCTTCCAACACGTTATATGGCTTCAATGCGGCCTCCTGGTATTAGAAGGCCCCCTTTCGGGGGCCGGGTGGCACTTGGGCTCATACGTTGTCCACCACACCCATCCAGTATACACGCCTTGCAAGATGTGGTATTTCTGCTACTGTTAGCCCACCACCACAGGAGACCGCGATGGCAGACGTACCCGTTGGAGATATGGCCCGGGAGGCCGAGCGTAAGCAGGCTCAGGGCACCGTTGAACGCAGTCCGAACAGGATGCGATCCGTGGCAAAGCGCAGCGGCAACGCGACCCGCACCGTCCGGCCACAGCGCGACTACAATCGGTCATGATGACGCCGAGAGTCCTGTCTAGGAAACTCAAGGACTCCGCCCCCCTCCTCGCCTGGGCCAAACGCTCAGGCTATACCCGCTTCACCGTCCAGGCCATCGTCGCCATGCAGCAGCAGTACACCGGCAAGAACGGCAACCCGTCGCCGTCGTTCAAGCACATGTGCGCCCTGGTCGAGTCCCTGGAGTCCGGCGAGTGGCACTGGGTCATCCAGGGGCCGCGTCACAAGTCCGCCTCCTGGTCCTGGAGCGGCAAGGCCAGCTTCGAGAAGGTCGAGGGTCACGTCATGCAGGTCGGACGCGCCAACGACGGCAGTTTCAGGATATTAATGTGAGAGACGAGGGCACCACCGCCACACTCATCCGCAGCCATCAGGTGCCGGTGCCCATGCAGGTCGTCATCACCGGGCGCGACGGCACCATGTACCACGTCAAGCCGACCGATGCCGAGCTGGCGAAGCCAGAGAACGCCAATCTACGCGACTACTTCGGCTGGGCCAGCAAGCGCGGCCACCATGTCCTCACCGCCACCGAGAGCGACCTTGAGCCAACCCCAGGTTGATACCATGGGCTCCCCGCACTCCCTGGTGGACATCGGCACCATTACGGAGATGTTGAAGCTCGCGGAAGTGACGCCCGCGCACGGCTGCTTCCTGGAGGTCGGCGTCTACAAGGGCGGAACCGCCTGGCACCTGGACAAGCTCGCCACCCAGCAGGGCCGGTGGTTCATCTGCTACGACACCTTCGAGGGGATGCCGAACCAGCATCCGCTGTGGGACCGGCACAAGATCGGAGAGTTCGCGGACACCAGCTACGAGGAAGTGCAGCGCGCCATCCCCGACGCCATCGTGGTCAAGGGCGTGTTCCCCGACTGCGCCTCCAAGGAGTTCACTGGGAAGTATATCGCGTTCGCTCACGTTGACTGCGACCAGTACGAGAGCGTACACAAGAGCATCTGGTATCTGTTGCCGCGCATGTTGAAGGGCGGCGTCATCTGGTTCGATGATTCACCTAACCTGGAGGGCGCCAAGCGCGCCGTGCGAGAGTGGTTCACGGCCGAGCAGATAAAGCAGTCGTCAACCGGCAACCAGGAATACGTGGTCCTCTGATGTCAGTCACCAAGTTGCGCACCCCGAAGGAACGAGACCTGGACGCGCTCATCGCGCATCTGTCCCGTGACAAGCCCGACACCGGCATCCTCATCACGCGCTATGGCGATACATGGTCGTGGAAGTTCTATGGGGACGCCACCGTCATGGAGATGATAGGCGCCATGGAGACCGCCCAACAGGACATCCTCGACCAACACCGGGCGCACGATGAAATTCCCGCGTGAGAAGTTCTACGAGTTCTGCCGTCACCTGACCATCGAGTCCAAGGAGCAGGGGCTCATCAAGCTGTGGCCGCTGATGGGCTCGCAGCAGTATTTCGTGGATGAGGTCATCGCCGGGCTCGAACAGGACATCCACACGTTCATCGCCCTCAAGTTCCGCCAGGGCGGCATGTCCACCATCTGTCTCGCGCTGGACCTGTTCTGGCAGATGAACTACCGCGGTATGCAGGGCAGCATCATCACGGACGACGAGAGCAACCGCGACTACTTCAAGTCCACGCTCGAAGGCTATCTCAAGTACCTGCCGAACAGCTATAAGATCAAGGTCGTCAACCACAACCGCAACCAACTGGTGTTCGCCAACCGCAGCCGCGTGAACTACATCATCGCCGGCACGCGCAAGAAGGGCACCATGGCGCAGGGCAAGGGTATCAACTTCGTGCATGGCACCGAGACCTCCACTTGGGCCGACGAGGATGGGCTACGCTCGCTCATGTCCGCGCTGGCCGAACAGAACCCGCGTCGTCTCTATTTATTCGAGTCCACGGCCAAGGGCTTCAACATGTTCCACGACATGTACCAGGACGCTAAGCGCAGCAAGACCCAGAAGGCCATCTTCATCGGCTGGTGGCGCAAGGAGGCGCTGTCCATCCCCAAGGACGACAAGCTGTTTAAGTTCTACTGGGACGGCGTGATACTGCCGGAGGAGCGCGCCTGGATACGGGACGTGAAGCGGCTCTACGACTTCGACATCACGCCCGAGCAGATCGCCTGGTGGCGCTGGAAGCTGGAGACTGAGATACGCGACATCAAGCTGATGATGCAGAATTTCCCGCCGACTGAGGACCATGCGTTCATCCTGACGGGAGACCAGTTCTTCTCCACCGACAGCATCTACGCCATCAAGAAGAAGGCTGCCAAGCGCCCGTATCAGGCGTATCGTTACGAGGTGGGCGCGGATTTCTCGGAGATGCGGATACACGCGACCCAAGAGGGAGAATTGAAGGTATGGGAAGAACCTGTACCGGAGGCACACTATGTCATCGGAGCTGACCCCGCTTACGGTTCATCGGACTGGGCCGACCAGTTCGTCATCCAGGTATGCCGCTGCTATGCGGACCACATCGAGCAGGTGGCTGAGTACAGCAGCCGCGTGGGCACGATGTATGGTTTCGCGTGGATCATCTGCCATCTGGCGGGCGCTTACATGCTGGAGAACAAGTCCCGCTGTACCTGCATTCTTGAAATCAACGGCCCCGGCCGTGGGGTCCTCCAGGAACTCCAGCGCCTACCCTCCCTCCTCTCCGGCAAGTCCTTCCGCGGAAGTGACGCAGCCGGGAAGAAGCTCATGGCCCTTTTCTCGTCCATCGAGCATTACATCTACCGACGGCCGGATAGCATGGGGTCGGGGCAGGTATGGCAGTGGCAGACGACGCCCTCCACGAAGCCCATTATGATGAACAATCTACGCGACGCCATCGAACGCAAGTACCTGACCATCAACAGCGAGGACTGGGCCGAGGAGGCCCGGTTCGTGGTCCAGGAGGGCTCAAGCATCGGCGGCCAGGGTCGCAGCAAGGACGACCGTGTGATAGCCTTGGCCCTGTGCGTACAGGCATGGATGGAGCAGATTCAGCCGACCCTCATCGGCAACGAACGCTACGTCCACCGGGAGATACTGGATGACGGTCCGCAGCCTAATGCGATGGATGGCACGGTCAATTCCGTGGTCAACAACTATCTCCGTGGAATCCTCAGTGGGAGGCCCAACTGACATGGCGAACTACGATTTCCAATGCGAACCCTGCCTGAAACGCGGTATCGTCTCCATTTGGGAGATGTCGTTCGGTATCCACGAGGAACCCAAGATCGCGTTCTGCCCCAAGTGCGGCAAGCAGGGCAAGCAGGTCATCCTCCAGGCGCCCTCCCTTAACTTCAAGTCCACCAGCATGAAGCGCATCGACACGCTCATCAAGGATGGGTTGGAGGAGCGCGGTCAGACCGACATCCGGCCGCCCAGGCAGCGCGAGGAGCCGGAAGTGACAGAGCTGCGCCAGCACATCGCCGGTAACTTCGCCGGCATGAACGGGGCCGACGCGGTGTCCAAGGCCCGCAACATGCAGGCTCAGAGTGGCATCCCGCGTGAATCCCGCGACACCCTGGGGTTCGGCCAGGTGCAGAAGGTGTTTCACCGGCCGCGGCCGTCCTCCAAGGTCATCCATCCCGAGGACGCTAAGACCTAATGCGTGTCCCCGAGGATCTGCGCGAGCGAGCGGCGTTCTACCAGGACGTGCTGAACCGCTGCCTGGTGTCCCGCCAGGACCGCAGGGCGTGGTACGACTCGCTGCGCAAGTTCTACCTCTACGCCTCCGACACCGCGACGCCGGCCCGGTACAACCGCATCTATCCCCAGATTTCCCTGAAAGCCTCCTACCTCTACTCACAGGAGACCATGCGGTTCAGCGTCGAGCCGGACGACATGACCGACAGCAAGGATGTGGAACGCGGCGCCGCCATGGGCCGCCGGGCCCAGCAGCACTGGCATGGCAGCAAGGCCGACGAGAAGTACCAGGAGAAGCTGAAATGGTCCCTGGTGTTCGGCTGCATGTTGTCCAAGCACATCTGGGTCAACGGCCACCTGAACTACTACCTCCAGGAGCCGGGCAACTTCGGGGTGTTGCGCGAGGACATCACCAACCTGGACGACCAGGAGGCCGTGGTCCAGATATACACCATCAGCAAGTCCGAGCTGGACCGGTTGCTTAAGGACCACCCGGCCCGGGAGGAGATAATCGGCCGGGTTAGTACCCGCGGCAAGCAGGATGAGACCGCGTTCCCCACCAACGTCGGCCGTCTCATCCTCACCAATTCCACGGCCCCCAGCGTCGCCGGCACCATGACCGGCGTGGTATCGGGTGGGCCGTTCCAGCAGTTCGATTACGTCGCCAAGGTCAATCAGGACTTGGTGCAGATGTTTGAGCTGTGGGTCTGGGACGACGACCTATCCGACTACCGCACCGTCACCCTGGCCGACCCCGACATCGTGATCTACGACCGAGCCAATATCTACGTCGAGGGGGAGCTGCCGTTCGAGGCCCTGGTCCCGTCCCCCATGTACGACTACTTCTGGGGCATCTCCGAGTGCGCCCTGATCGTGCCTCTCCAGATGTGGCGCGAGAAGCGCATGAACGAGGTGGATCAGTTGTTCGCCCGCCAGCTCAAGCCGCCGGTAAGCCTGTCCGGGTTCATGGGCATCACCGACGAGAAGGCCGCGGCGTTCATGCGCCCGGGCGGCGCCATCAGCGCCCAGTCCCCATCCGCCAAGGTCGAAGTATTCGAGCCCAAGCTGCCGGACGACGCCATGTTCATCCTGGACCGCTTCGATACCATGATGGACGACGTGTCCGGCATGTCCCCTATCCTCCAGGGCAAGGGCGAGCAGGGGGTACGGGCCGGCCAGCACGGCGACCTACTAGCTCAGATGTCCGGCGCCCGCTTGAAGCAGACCGGCATGATCGTGCGCGGCGACCTGGAGAAAGAAGGGCGGATGATCCTCATGGGGCTCCAGCAGGAGGACGACACCGCCCTGACTACCGAATCTGGCGAGCTGTTCGTGGCCGGGCAGTTCAGCAAGAACTTCACCGTCCGGGTATCTCCTCACACCAGCAGCCCCATATTCAGCGGGGATATGAAGTCCACCGCTATGGAACTGTATAAGGAAGGCGTTATCGACGGGGATACCCTGGTCGAGATGGTGGACCCGCCCATGGCCGATACCATCCGGGAACGGCTCAAGAAGAACCAGGCCCGTGCCAAGCAGGAGCAGGACGCCAAGGAGCAACAGGCCATCGAGCTGGCCGCCCGTATGCCGCCTAAGGAGTCCGCTGGGTTCCTAGGCCGGTTCTTCGCTATGATGAGGCCCGCAAAGAAGTAGTCCCAAGCCGTTGACTTGTGGTATAGAAACAACCTATACCATCCTCGTTGTTGCAATTATGCAACTCCAACCACCACGAGGAGTTCAGTCACATGACCCGTAAGCGTAAGCACAAGCGCTAATGAAGCGCACCGCCCGTCAACGTATGGCTGCGCGGAGCAATCTGCGTAAAGCCCGTCGTAAACGGTAGGTTGCACCGCCCCGCACCCCGGGGCGGACTTATCCATGTCAGCCACCGCCGATGACGTTAGCCAGCAGCTCCAGGGAGGCAATCAGCCTCCCCAGGGCGCGCCTATGTCCAACCCCACCGAAAAGGCCGGGGACAGGATGGTGTCTGATGCCAGCATCCAGACCGCGATGATGCTCCTCCAGAGCGCCCTGCCTGCCTATGGCATGGGCAGCCGGGAAGGGAAAGCAGTCTTGGATGTCCTCAAGAAGCTAGCCATGGTGTTCGGGCAACCCGCCCCCCAGAGCCAGCTCGTCCCGGCCCAGATCCAAGCCCTCGCCCGCCAGGCTGCACAAGGCGGCGCCAATGCTCAGCAAGGAGTCCAGTGATGGCCAAGAAAAATTCCCTTGAACCCGGTAGCGCTCCCTTGCGCAATCCGACCTCCAACGCCAAGGAGAACGGACGGATCATGAATCCACCCCGTTACCCGGACTTCGGCGGTGCCTACGACGCCTCCATGGTGCGGAAAAACAACTTCGACGTGAAGAAGCCCGGAGGCGAGAAGTAATGCCTCGTGACCCGTCATTCTTTTCGGGCCTCGTCAACACTGGCGATGACCAGCAGGCGTCCCGGTCGAGCGGCGGCGGCGGGAACTCTGCGCCAGGAAGTCAGTATTCAATCTCTCCATCAAACGCCACTCAAAACCCCGGGTATACCGCACCAGCTCCGTCGGCGACCCCCAATCCCACTACGCAACCGACAGTCACTGCTGCGGTTGCCAACACACTGGCCTCCACCAACACCCAGGATTCCGCCAGTGGCGGAGCCTATAACTTATCCACTATTGCGCAGCCATCAGGCTCGTCTTTCAGTGGCTTCGGTGGCGTCAAACCTCCTGTGACTACGGGCGGAGGTGGCGGAGGTACTGGTGGCAAGGGAGGCGGTGGCGGAGGTGGTGGCCGCGGGAAGAAGGGCGCCTCGGCCAGCCCAATCCCGACATCTGGCGGACAAACGCCGACATCATCCCCGACACTTGTCGGGAAACTATCTACCTTCGGACCACAACCACCCAAGGCCCCGGTGACGTCTGGGAGCAACAATCCAGTGAATTTCAAGGGCAAAACGCCTTCGGGCGGCGGCGTAATTGGTGGCCCCGTGAAGGCCAAGAATCCTTCTTACATCTAGGAGAGCGACATGGCTGACGACAATCTGGAAGGCAAGAGCGCGAACGAGGCGCTGCTCAACGAAATCCTGAGCGACCCCGAGCTACGCCCGGCTGTCCTCAAGAAGCTCCAAGCGAAAGACCCGAGCAAGTATTTCCCGGAGGTAGCCATCGACAACCGGATGGACCAGCGGTTCACCGACTTCGACAAGGCTGTTAAGGCCGAGGTCAAGTCGCAGTTGGACGAGTTCAAGTTCAACGCCAACTTGGAGGCCAGCAAAACCAAGCTGGTCGAGAAGCATGGCGCAGACAAGGTCGCCAAGGTCGAGGAGTTCATGAAGGAGAACGGCATCGGCAAGTACGAGGCCGCACTCAAGCTGTACGACCAAACCCAGGTAGCGGCGGCCCCGACGCCTTCCCTGGAGCGGACGCGTCTCACGCTTCCGCAGCACGAGAAGAACATGGAGCGCCTTGGCCAAGATCCCAATGGCTGGTCGCGAGATGCCGCCTATGAAGCGGTCAACGAACTTTTGCGCAACAAACAGAACTAGGAGCTGAATCATGAGCGTCCTCGGCCAAGGCATTGTCCCCTCTGGCAATATAGGCACCGAGCTGACCTACGTCACTCGGCGCGCGTTCATCCCCAAGATGATCGTGCAGATCTACAACGCCTCGCCGCTGATGGCCGCGCTGCTCGCCAACGCGCAGACCGCATCCGGCGGCGTGTCCTCGGTGTCGGTGCCCGTCCAGGGTGCCAGCTTCGTGACCGCCCAGTGGTCCGACTATTCCGGGTCGTTCACCGGTCCGGCGGTCCAGCAGGGCGCATCCCTGGCGGAATTTGACCTGAAACTCGCCATCACCCCCGTGCCCTTCCTGGGCATGGAAGGCGCGGTGCAGGTCAATCATGCGGTCGTGCCGCTCATCGAAGCGCGCATGAACGATGCGACCAACAACACCATCGACCTCATGTCCACGGCGTTGTACAACAACACGTCCAACAACCAGCAGTTCATCGGCCTGCCGGGCGCCATCGACAACGGCGCGACGCTGAACGTGTACGGCAATTTCAACCGCACAAGTTCGACGTTCTGGAAGGCGAACCTGTACACCCCGGCGTCCACCACCACGCCGACCCGCAACCTGATCCTGCAGTACATCGTAGGCACCGTGAAAGCCTGCGGCGAGAAGCCTACCTTCGGCATCACCGGACCCGGCACCTGGGCGCTCTTGGCTGAGGACTTCACCGGCCTGGAGCGGTATCTGGTCACCCCGAAAGAGGCGTTCTCTGACAGCGCCTTCGGCGTCAAGGGCGCGTTCCAGGCGCTCATGGTCGCGGGGGTGCCCATCTACTTCGATCAGTACGCCACGGAGGGTACGCTGTACCTGTTCAACGACAACTACGGCGCGCTATACGTCCATGAGGACGCGGCGTTCGCCTTCACTGGCTTCGCGAGTACGCTACCCAACTTCCAGGTGGGCTTCGTGGGCGCGGTGCTGACCGTCGCGGAGCTGGTCGTGGCGAAGCCCAAGGCCATGACGCAGATTCAAAACCTCGGCTACCTGACCGTATAGGAGATTCGCAATGGCAATCGGATTTGGTCGTCAAAAGATACTGGTTAACACCGGTAGCATCCTCGCCTTCGGCAACCCGGTCAGCCTGTACGCCAGCGAGACCAGCGTCAGCATCGCCTCGGCCGGAAACTGGCAGGTCCCCATCGGAGCCGTGTACATTACCGGCGACGGCACGGCGGCGCAGCTCCAGTACACGCCGAACCAGACCACGACCTACCGCCAGTTCGCGCCCACAGGCTACTGCGGCATCGTGGAATCGGATGGTCAGGCGTGGCGCGTCCACAACAGCGCGACCACTGGCATCACCATCTGGTACTTCAACCTGAATTGAGATGAGGCGTGGCCGACCGCATAACGGACTATCTGGTACAAGTCCGGCGGCTACTCCGTGACCCACAAGGCAACTTCTGGTCTGACGGCCAACTGACAGACTACATCAACGAAGCCAGGGGCCACGTCGCCGTGGACTCTGGCTGCCTGCGCACGCTATCGACGATTTACCTGGAGACCGGCGTCGAGTTCTACTCGTTCGGCTGCGTCACGGGTATCCAGGTCACAGCGGGGGGCTCAGGGTACGCCAGTGCTCCTACGGTCACGATCAACTCTGGTTCGGGCGCTGTTGCGGGCACCGTCACGGTTACCAATGGTGCCGTAGCTTCTATCGCCGTCAGTGCGGGCGGCACTCTCTATACCACCGCTCCCGATGTCGTCATATCAGGCGGGGGTGGTTTTGGAGCCACAGCCTACGCCACGCTATCTGCTGGTGCGGTCAACGCCATAGTCGTCTTAGATGGTGGGGCTGGATACACCAGCACGCCCACCGTCACCTTGGTCACAAAGGGCTCGGGCGCTACTGCTACGGCCACGGTGTCAGGTGGGAAGGTCATAAGCATCACTGTGACGGCTCAAGGCTCTGGCTACGAAGATCCTCCGACAGTATCTTTTAGCAGCGGCGCGGCTACCGCGACAGCTTATATCCTGCCGCTAAATGCCGTAGACCTCATCAACGGCACTATCTTCTGGGGCAATCTTCGGGTCCAGTTACGTAACCGGGCGTTCAGTGACCAGTCGGCGCTGGAACGCGCTTGGACGGTGTATAAGTACACGCCTTATGCCTACGCCCGTTACGGCCAGGGTCTCTATATAGACCCACCTTGCGATCAGCAGTATCAGATGGAAATGGACACCATGACCATCGCCCGTAAGATTTACGGAACCACGCTCGGCCCCATCAATGGCCCGTACACCGAGGCCGTCAAGGCGTGGGCGGCATATCTAGCTCAGGAGAACGAGCAGAACACAGACAAGGCACAGCATTTCATCCAGTTGTACGCCAGCTACGCTACTTGGACAAATCAGATGTACACAAGGAGTTTGCAGTCGGCGTACTACGATAACGCGAACATCGACTGATGCCGTCCTCAAAACCAGACGCCTCTACGCAGTCCCTGATATTCAGGGACTTCGGCGCCATGAACACCACGTCAAGCCGCCAGGGCTTAGCGGAAGGTGGTAGCCTGCTTTCCACCGGAAGCGTGGCGGGCGCCACGGACTTTGCTTGGCTTGAAAATGTCATCCCCATCGGACCCGCGAATCTCACGGTGGTCCCGAATAAAACATCCAAGTTCTCATTTTCAGGTGAGACCTGCTACGCCTCATCTTCCGTCACGATCCTTGGAATTGAGTACACCATCCATGCTACCAGTGCCGGGAATGTCTATGCCTCGGTAGCTGGCAGCACCAGCACGACATTAGTCAAAGCCGGGCTTTCTACCTCCGGACTTACGTTCGCCCCGTGGCAGAATACGTACCTACTTATACTTGACCCGACTAATGGTCTGTCGAAGTGGGACGGCACCACGTGGACGCTTATCAGCGCATCTCTCATCGGCCTATGGGTGGCGGTGTATGCGGGTTCAGTGTGGATCGCCAACGGCAGGACCATCACGTTCAGCGCGCCCAATAGCGTCAGCGATTACACCGTGGCAGATGGCGGTGGCAGTATCGTCATAACAGATCAGGGGATGCGCGGAAGTATCACGGCGATGGTGGCGTGCGTGGACTGGCTATACATCATCGGTCCGTCCTGCATTGTCGCCATCAACAACGTAACGCTGGGGACCGCCAATGTCCGCTTGACTCCGGTGACGAATATCAGTAGCACCAATGGATCAAATTATCCCTACGGATGTTTCGCATGGAACGGAGCCCTCGTAGTGGTCAACGGCCACGGCGCGTGGGCTTATCAAGGGTCCACTCCGCAGCAGCTTTCTGCGCCGATGAACGGGTTCTTTTCAAATATCGACTTCACCCAGCCTATCGCGGCTGCGGTGGGCGCTGTGTATAACGTTCTGTGCCTGCTGATTCTATGTACCTACAAACCCACCAGCACTATATACCTTATGTGCTGGATGGATGCTGGCGGGTGGTTTCTGGCAAATCTTGGTTCATTGACCTCTGTCACGTTCACCATACTGTCAAACGTAGCGACCGCGTTTGGTTCAGACGGGACAAACGTCTATGAGCTATTCAACGACACATCTACGCCCATTAGCGGCAAGATCATCACCAAGTTTTGGGATGGGGGAGACCCGACCACTACAAAGCGCGTCAAAAAGTATGGTGTAGAAGTCCAGTGCCCGACCGTTTCTGCACAAACCATAACCGTGAACCAGGACGTAGAGGGTCAGGCATCGAATACCTATGAGCCGTCACCCAAGGTTGGCTATAACTGGCTACGCCAATCCTGTTCAAATAGCGGGCAGTATTTTGGAGAGACGGTGACGTTCTCTGCGGCGAATTGGACGTTCGAGGGGTTCCAATTCCAGTTTGACTGGAGCACCACATGGCCTGGGTAGTCACGCAAGCTAGGGGGGCCTCTGGCCAACCCGTAGTACAGCCTGATTTGCCAGATCCATCCCAGATCGGGCAGCTAAGGTCAGCCGTCATCAAGACGCTTACTCTTGCGGACATCAAGGACAGCCCTAAGTCTGGACGTTACGCGGTCTCGTCGCTTAACCAGTCGCGCCAGAGTTCCATCAACTTCACGACTCCCAATACGGGAGCGCTAGATGCCAACCGCATCGACGCGGCGTATCTGTCCGCTATCGTTGCGTCTATCGGAAATCTGACCGTCGGTACGAGTGGAAGCCTGTCGTCAGGCCAGACCGCATACAACACCGGTACTGGATTCTGGCTGGAGAACAACGCTGGTACACCGCGAATGTCCCTGGGATCGCCTACACAGGGGTTCACCTGGGATGGGACTACGTTTACCGTGCAGGGAAGTATGACGGTGACTGGTGGAACGATTACCGGCGGTCTTACCATCAGCACGGGTGGCAACCTGCACTCCGGCCAAACTGCGTGGGAGACTGGAACGGGCTACTGGTTCGACTATAACGGCGGCACGCCAAGAATGTCCATAGGGAATGGTGCGACTAGTGGCGTCACGTGGAATGGCTCTACGTTCCGCATAGCGGGAAGCGCGTTGGTAGGAAATTTGCAAATTTCCTCAGGCGCCGGGGCCGGTGTCATCAGTTCAGGGCAGACAGCGTGGGAAACTGGTGCTGGCTATTGGCTTGAGTACAACTCTGGAACTCCCCGCCTATCTATCGGAAACGGTACGACATCAGGCATCACATGGGATGGCACCAACTTCAATGTCTATGGATCTGTCGTGGCAGGTGCTGTCGCTGTCTCTACTGGCGGAAATATCCATTCCGGGCAAACTGCCTATAACACAGGTACTGGATATTGGCTCGAATATAACTCCGGCACACCGAGGATGTCGGTGGGCTCCTCTACCGCTGGCTTCACGTGGAGCGGCGCCGCGTTCTCTGTCACGGGAGCGGTCACTGCTACATCCGGAAGTTTCACGGGGGGTGTGACTATCGGCACAGGCGGAAGCCTGTCGTCAGGGCAGACAGCGTGGGAGACGGGGGCTGGTTATTGGCTTGAATACAATGCAGGCACGCCACGCCTTTCTATTGGAAACGGCACCACCAGTGGCATCACTTGGGACGGCACCACATTCAGGGTGTACGGAAATACCTTGATTGGGGCCCTGGCTTTATCCACTGGTGGCAACATTCATGCGGGGCAAACAGCTTACAACACTGGCACGGGATACTGGCTTGAGTACAACGCTGGCACTCCGAGAATGTCCATCGGCTCATCCACCGCCGGATTTACTTGGGATGGCGCAACGTTTACTGTCAACGGCACGGTCAATATCACTGGCGCTTCGACATTCACCGCGGGTATAGCCGTAGGTACGGGTGGCAATATCCACAGTGGGCAAACAGCTTACAACACTGGCACGGGATACTGGCTTGAGTACAACGCTGGCACTCCGAGAATGTCCCTTGGATCGTCCACAAAGGGATTTACCTGGGATGGCACCACCTTCACAGTTAATGGAGTCATCAATGCGCTCTCTGGTAACTTCACGGGCGGGGTGACCCTAGGTAATGGAGGCGCAGTCTCATCCGGCGAGACAGCCTATGCGACCGGGACGGGGTTCTGGTTAGGAACGACGGCGGGAGGGGTTCCGCAATTTTCCTTGCAGGATGGCAAGGGGAATTTCTTCAACATCAGCGCTAACGGCACAAACGCGCTAGCGCTATCTAGTAGCGGGGTATCTGGGGTACTCACATCCAAGCAGATTGACGATCAGGGCTGGAGCCAGACAGCATCGTGGTTAAATATCACACAAACTCCGACGACGCTTGCGGGATATGGCATAACCAATGCGCAGACAACTCTCCCCAATGCGACCGCGGTAGGCCAGGTTTTACAGCGCGATAATAGCGGTGCACCATACTTCAACACCAAGTATGGCCCCGAGTTAAATGTTTTTACCGCTATATTTGGTGGTGGAACCTTTACAGCGGCATCTCTGGTACAGCTTGGCAATACGTTTGGCGTGCCCGCTCCAGCCATAGCGACTACTTATAACGCTATTCTACAGTTCAGCTATAGCACAAATGCGGGCACGCCCAGTTTGTTGCTACATTTCGACTATAGCACCAATAGCGGGTCAACATGGACTACCGCCCAACCACTCACACTGGTAACAAGTACTGGCGGGGCTGTTGGGGTAGCCAATGTCTCAAACATTGCAAGTGGAACCGGAGACTTCCAGATACGCGTGATGTGTGAAAACACCAGCGCGGTTGACACGATAAGCGTCAATGGACGTGCATTGGTATATAGCTGCACCAACAATAACTCGTATTCCATTACCGGAGCTGTGACCTCCGCTGTTCCTTCTACAGCCACAGGAAACTGCGTTGCCACCTATACCGCCACCACATGCGCAGCTTCTGAGAATGTAACTTGCACTCCTGGTGGCGGTACGCCGCCTTATACGTTTCTGTGGTCCGTGGTGTCCGGAGCCGGCACAATCACGGCGGGCTCTACCGCCCAAACCTGCACGGTCTCGGATACCGAGACCGCTACTACCGGCGGCGCTACATTCAACACGGTCATTAAGTGCAAGGTGACGGATAGCGCATCGGGGAATGCAACTAGCTCAAACTGCACGATCACCAACACCTACACACTTGTATATCCATCTATCACGGCAACTACGTCAGTTACCAACGGCATTTGCTCGGCTTCAACGTGCGGCAATACTTGTACTGCTACTGGCACAGCGACCGCTAATGCCACGGGTGGTAATGGCAGTTACACGTATTCTTGGTCCGTCACATCGGGGACGGGAACTATTTCGTCGGGCTCTACTTCCCAGACTTGCACGGTCTCCGACACAGAGGCCACCACGACAGCCCCGGGCACGCGCTACCCCACTACCGTACAATGCGCCGTGAACGACAGCCGGAGCACGGGATCTGTCAACACAAGCGGTACGGTTGGTCTAAAATTCAGTTGTCCTTCAAATTGAGGTGAAGTATGGAAGTCCAGATACGGCATAGCGATTCCCCCATCCAGGGGCATTTCATCATCAACGACTCCGAGCGGAGTCGGCAACACACAGTCCAGCCCACGGCAGACGGCCCTGAATACGTGGCCTTTGGCTGGAAGCATGTGGCGACCATTATCGTGGCCCTGATGCAGCGTATTGAGGCCCCCAAGAACGATATGGATAAAGCCATGGCCGAGGCCCAGTTGGACGCCATCTGCGCCTTGGTGGGGAGCCACGGGGTTATCACGAATCTTCCGAAAATCAGGGTCGATTTGTGCTCAGATTGCGCTGGGCTGGGCGCCCCGAGTCAGGCTATAATCAATGCGGATGTCGTGGCGAAGGCCGACGCCGGTGGCGCTTCGGTAGGTAAACATCCTGTAACAACTGGAGTATGAGCATGAAAAGGAATCCTCTCGTCGCTCTACTGGCGCTCTCGGCAGCGTTGTTTCTGTGGGCCTGCGGCGGATCAAGCTCCGCCGGACCAAGTGGCGATACAGACGCCCAGGTGCTAGCTGACATCGCGTCAGCGGTGGCGCCCTTAAACGCCAAGATCGCGTCCCTATCTTCTGCCGTGTCGACACTACAGGCGGAAGTCCCCCATAACCTCATCATCACAAGTAGTGGTGTCGTTGCGCACTCAGTTGGAATGCGGACCTATGGCGTTACGCTAGCGGCGACCCCCGCTACGAGTACCGCACCAACAATAGTGGGGACGTTCCTTGGCCCCACAAGTGGATCGGTCATTGGCATGACCCAGCAGGTTGGCATCTCGTCGACAAACTATCTGTTCATTTCCGCAGCAGATGGTTCCGGAAACAACTCCGCTGGGTTCCCATCGGCGATATTCTTCGAGAGTTCTGACTGCTCTGGGCCGGCGTTCACCGTGCTTGCCGCCGGACTATCTCAGGCCAATGTAACACAGGGCGTCGTATTTGGTGTCGGGGCTATAGGCGACACCGATGCGTCAGACTATCTCATGTTACCAGCGGGTGAAACTTCAGTTGCGGAGTTCGCAAATTCAGAAGTGGACGCGCCTTCCTCGGCCATAGGTTCGCCACCCCCCTGTGTAAAAATCGTCGGGGGTCCGAACAATTATCCCGCGGCGTTCGAGCTGACACAAAATGTTCAGGCCACATCCGGCATCCCGTCTGGGCCGTTTTCTTCAACCTCAATAGGACCGTAACATGAAATTCAAAGTCGTCCACATCGAAGCTCCGCTCAATGGTGGCAAACCGCTTTACACCATGACCGCAGCCCGCATCAAGGATGATGGAACGCTGTGCGGTGACGACGAGCTGCTGCGCATCACTAGCCGTGACGTCGCCACGCTGCCGTTCTCCAACCTTGCTGACAGCGGCAAGAACTTCACCATCTCCATCACGCCGGAGGCCTCATGAGCATCAAGATAGTCACGGAAATAGAGATGGAACTGGAAGATGCCCTGGCGCATATCCGCGCCATGTTGGAGAAAAATCCGAAGGCCCCCATCACTATAAATCCTCCGGCCGACCCGACAATCAAGGTGGGTACGGATCGCCCGGCGTCAGGAACGCCTACGAACGGCAAACCGAAGTGACATACGCAGAGTTCGGCATCTACCTGTTCTTAGGATGCTGGGCAGGATGTTGGCTGGCGTACTGGCTATCGCGCAACAACAACCGCGACACACGAATGATACCTATGTTATTTGGGATCACGTTAGCCTCGTTCTACGTGTTCTTCCACGGAAGGGCGCAGCACTGGCATTACTGGTGGTATGCGTGGAACGCGATACCTAATGCCGCGTTGCTTGCTGTCGCCTGGTACGCTCCCACAGCGCGTGCACGTTGGTATCTCATTTGTTTGTCGTCCGCTGGTCTAGTAGTAGACGCAACCTATTTCGGTTTCGCGGCTAGCGGCAACAAACTCCCTGGGATCTGCTATTTCTGCCTAGCCGCCACAATCGAGACACTACAGGTGGCTACTATGATCTATTTCAGTGGCCCCGTCGAACCGCAGGTGAAGCGGGCGTGGACGTTCATTCGCACAAGGAACTGGCCGTGGACGCATCACAGGTTTCAGAGGGCCTGACCAGTGGAGACTGGCTCGGAATCATCGGCGTACTCCTTACGCTCGCTGGAGTGTTGGGCATGATTATATTCAATATAGTTATGAAACGTCTGGATAAGATAGACGGGAAGCAAGATAAGCAGGGTCGCAACATCACCCGCATCTGCACGAAGCTGGGCATAGAGGAGGATACGTGAGGCTGGATGAGAGAGATGTTGAGCTTATCGAGATGCGGGTCACCAAGTCTATAGAAGAGTCTCGCCCTAGATTTGCAGATGCCTTGGCGAAGGTATTAGTTCCCCTGATAACCACGGCTGTTGTTGCCGTGCTTACTCAGCAATACCCACCAGACCAATACGGAGAAAAGGCTAAGGGAGGCATAGACTGGCAATTATTTTGGACGACAGTTTTGAGTTGGGCCTCTATTGGAGTGATTGGGTTTATTCTTCTGACTGTTTTTTTCTATGTCAAGGCTCATCTGTGAAGGAGGAATTGCCGTGGCTGACATACAACGCCTGACGACAGAATTGAACGTTGAGGAAAACATGAAGTTCATGCCGTACACCGACACGGTGGGCAAGCTGACCATAGGCGTCGGCCGGAACCTGACCGACAACGGCATCAGCCGTGACGAGGCCATGCTGATGTTGAGCAACGACATCAACAAGGTCGTCGCGGCGATGTCCGAGAATCCAATCTACGTGAGGTTGGACGCCGTGCGCCAGAACGTCCTCCTGGACATGGCGTTCAACATGGGCGTAAATGCCCTCTCGGGCTTCCACCAGATGTGGTTCAGGCTCCAGCAGAGCGACTACGCGGGCGCCGCAGACGCCATGCTGGATAGCCAATGGGCCAAGCAGGTAGGTATCCGATCTGCTAGACTGTCACAGATGATGCGTACCGGCCAGTGGCCGGAAGGAATATGACATGAGTTTCAGTCTTGGCGGCTTGCTAGACCCGCTAGATCTGACTGGTAGCGGCGGGCTCGGCCTCAAGCCGACCCCATCAAGTCCGACGGCCGGCTTGACCAATAAGTCGGCTGGACCGGCATCGCAGACATTCAATGCCGCCCAGGGGTTGTCGACGCAGCTCATCAATGAATGGACATCCGGGAAACTATCTGCTGGCGAACAAGCGCAAGTGGATGCGCTGACCAAAGCGAATCAGGCTGCCGTAAATGATTACGTCTCAAAAACCGGGCAGAGCGCGTCCACCGCAAATCTCGGCCTGGATGAGAACGTGAATATGCAAACCGAGGAAGCCACGCAGGCCATCTTGAACAACGATTTGGCTGCCGGAATGCAGGCGCTTGGTATACAAGATACGGCTTCGGCAGCCATCGACAATTATGCCCTGGGGCAGCAAACTAACCTGATAGGCGCGTTTTCTGGGCTAGGTAATGCTATTGGCAGTCTCATCTAGGAGCATGTATGGCTGACGCATCCACCCTCGCTGATCCGTTCGCTACCCCCGCCGCGATGCCTGCTCCCGCCGCCAAACCGGCTGCCAAGGGCGCTACGCCCGCCAAACCCGCCAAGACCCAGGACACGCTCGACGACAAGGTGAACGCGCTACTGAGCAAGGCCCAGAAGTCTATCGACCAGGGCGATGAGATGACTCAGCAGGAGCGCGATGACTTGCAGGCGCAGCGTAAGTCGATAAGCGATCAACAGGCAAACATCGACGCTACGAACGACGAAATCAACAAGACCATCCTCAACATGCAGAACGTGTCATCGTTCCCGCGTGAGGATGCCCAGGCCAAGGCGCGGGAGATAAAGAAGTTTGCGCCGCTGCTGCTGGCCTTCACCGCGCTTGCGTCCTTCGCTGGGGGAGGTGTGGCGACCGGCGTGACTGCGCTGGCGAGCGGGCTCAAGGCTTACGGCCAGGGCAAGAAGGACCAGTACGCCGCCGGGTATCAGGTCTGGAAGGATAAGACTGATGAGGCGCTGAAACTCAACCAAGAGAAGTTGCAATCCTACCACGACATCATCAACAACCAGCAGTTGAGTCTGGATCGCAAGACCGCGCTAATGCAGGCTACGGCAAAGTATTACCAGGATGCCCGTATGCAGCGCGCCACGGACGCCAAGGACTACGCGGCCATGGCGACCACGCTCACGCAGTTGTCCAAAGCGCACAACACTTTCGCCCGGGAATACTACTCGTTCCAGGGCAAGATCAAACCCGTCACCGTGTCCAAGCCGGTGCGCGACAGTGTGTCATCGCTATTCACCACTCTGGCCGGTAAAGATAAGTTGCTGTCCGGCATGAGCGACGACGACAAGGCCGCGTTCCAAGACTACTGGGCGTCCCTGACTGCCGGGTACATGCAGGCTAACCCCAAGACGCCCCCGCATGACGCCGCGGTGGCGACCTATAACACGGCCAAGTCCAAGGGGCTGCTGCCGGTCACCGAGACCGGGTTCCTGGGTCTGGGAGGCGGTGACACTTACCAAGTTGGCGGTGACGCCTCGCCGCAGCCGTGAACCTTGACGAGTACAAGAAAGCCTATCCCGCTGTAGCCAACGTCCCCGACGACGTGCTGGTCGGCAGACTGTACGACCAGTACGGCAAGGGCATGGACAAGGACACGTTCAACGCCAAGCTGGGCTATAAGCCCACCTACGTCAGCGAGACCAAGGGGGCGGCGTCCGAACTCAAGGATCTGTACACCGAACACCCCATCAAGTCCGTCGCCACTACGGGCGTCGGTATGGCGGAGAACGCCCTGTCCATGCTCACCGGCTACGGAGCGACCGCTTTGTCCGGGCTCGCCAACGTGGTCGTGACCGACGAGAGCGCCCAGGCCATCCGGGACAAGCTGACCTACCTGCCTCACACCGACACCGGCAAGGCCATGGCGAAGCTCATGGCGGTGCCCTTCTCGGCTCTGGAGCGCACTAGTGAGGGGGCCGGCGAGGCTGTCCGGGCGGACACCAAGGGCGCTGGGGCGGACGTGTCGGGGTTCCTGGGCGCCGCGGCCAAGATGGGCGTCTGGGCGCCAGCCATCCTCTTGGGGCGGTCTACGGGCAAGCCTGTGGAGTTCATGCGGGATGAGGTCAGTAAACCCGTCAGGGCAGCCGCGGGAGAAGCGGTAAAGAAGGCCACCGAGGGCCCTGAGCGCCAGGCCGCCAGGAACGTCGAGGAGCGGGCCTACCAGGCTGACGGTGAGCATAAGGCTCTCCTGGACAACCTGACGCGGGTCCAGCAAGGCTGGGACCGGCACCCCAAGACCCCCGAGGAGGTAGACCATATCCGGGAGTACATGGAGGACGAGACCGGCAACTACCCCCTGACGCCCCATGAGGAGTTGTTGTATAAAAACTACATCGAGCCCTACCGGCAGGAGATGGGGCACCCGCCGGGCTACTTCCCCCGCATCTCCAAGGAACACGAGAGCCCGGTGACGGCCTATATCGCCAAGCACGGCCAGCCGTCCATCACCGCCAAGCTGTCCACCAAGGTCCAGTCCGAGAAGGGCCGGGCCATGTTCAAGCTGGTCCCGGTGGGGCATGACGCGCCCGAGATGGTGGTCCATTTCGAGCCCAAGCCCTTCACCGAGCGCACCTTCAAGATGACGGGGTTCCGGGACAAGCAGCCCTTCGAGATGGGCGACGCCCGGATCATCAACAAGGACAACCCGGTGGGCGCAGTCGTGCGCGGACCGGATGGCAAGCAATGGGAGGTCAAGCAGGCGACCGTGGGCGAGATTGAGCGCCACAGCGCCTCCACCTACATCCACAACCCCATGGTGGCGATAGCTGAGACCTACCGACAGGTCAAGACCAAGGAGTTGACCCAGCGGTTCCTAGCGGACGTGAAGAACGAGAACAAGGCGCTATTCCGTGACAGCGATGACGTGAGCCGGCCGGCGGATTACAAGCCGCTGACCTCGCCGTTCTTCAAGGACAAGAACGGCCAGCCCGTGTACGCCCACCCGCTCATGGCCCGGGTCATCAACGCGTTCACCGGGGAGCGCGGCAAGGGCGCTCAGGCGCTGCACGCCATGTCCTCGGCCATCCTGAACGTCACCTTCGCCATCCCGCTGTGGCACCAGTTGAACGAGTTGAACTTCTGGCTGACCGAGCGCACGCCCCGGCTGGGCCACCCCGAGGTCTGGGCCGGACTCCCTAAGAACTTCGGCAAGGCGTTCAAGGAGGTCACGCAGTCAGGCGATGACTACCTGCATCTGGTCAAGGCCGGCTACCCCATGATGAAGGCGCGGGTGGTCACGCCCGAAGCCTACCGTGCCGTGGTCGAATCGCTGCTCAAGGAAGTGGACACGCCCGCGGCCCGCACGGCGCTGGAAAAGGCCAAGCTGCCTATCGGCGTGGTCAAGTCCGGCGTCAACTGGTATCTCAAGAACGTGGTGCACAGCGTGTGGCCGGCCCAGGACATGCTCACCATGGAGGCCATCTATGAGCGGATGCAGGCCAAGAAGATCCCGCTGGAGCAGGCCGCCGACGAGGTGTTCACCGCGTTCCCGCAGTACCGCATCAGCTATAGCGGCCGGGTGTCACACATCTTCGCCAACGCTTCGGACCTGGGACTGACGTGGTTCATGCCCTACCACGTTGACCGGGTGCGGGTGCTGTGGGACCGGGTGGCGGGCACCGTCACGGGTGACCCGGAGAAGGCGTCACAGCTCATGGGGACCATGTTCATGGCGTTCGTGGTCTACCCGCAGATAGACCAGGCGTTGCGTAAGGCCAGTGGAAACGACCAGGCGCGCATCGAACGCTTCGGTGAAGCCCGCGTGTTGCAGGGCGCCAAGGATGTGGCGGAGCGCAAGAAGCCCATGAGCAGCCTCATCAGCCTCATGGTGACCATCAACCCGGTACTCACGTCAGGCGTGGACGTGGAGCAGAGCTACCGCGAGATGCGCAAGAAGGGCGGGAAGTACCCGCCGGTCAAGGAGCAGGCCAAGATCATTGGCAAGGACGTAGGGAGCAATCTGTTCTACCCGTTCGCTAACTACCAGGAGGTCGGCGGCAACCTGGAGGACACGGCGCTGGCGCAGGCGGGCGTGTTCCTGCCGAAGAAAAAGAAGAAGCCCTAGTTCGTCAGCTTCCCGCCATCCGGCGCCAGTATCGGGTGGTCCTTGTCGTGTTCCTGTTCCTGCTCGACCGCTGCTTTCAGCACAGCCTTGGCCGTGTCCGGCATCAGAGCAATACCGATCATGATGTCACCGAAGTTCGACTTCATCATCATGGCGTAGCGTAGCTGGGGCTCGACGGTCTGAAGGATGGTGGTGTGCTTGTTGGCGAGTACCCACTCGACCAGCAGTATTTCCATGGCCTCCATCACCATCTTGGCGTCCTTGGCCTTGAGGGTCACGTCTCAGCTCTCTTGTACGTGAACGCGAACACGGCCACCCCGAAGGCGACGGCCGCACCGAAGCGCACCCAGTCGGGGTACGCGCAGACCCAGGCGAACAGGGCGAAGTCCAGCACCATGCCGATGAGGGTCAGCAGCCGGCGGGCGAACAGGTGGGCCGAAAGCTTGATGCCTTCGGCCAGGGCAGCGGACATGTCGTCGGTCATTGCTGGTCCTCTTCGTTGAAGAACTTGCCGGCCTCCCCGGACTCGTCAATCTTGTGCTTGATCTTCACCCAGTCCTGGGCCAGCCGGACGGCCATCAGGCGGTCCTTGAAGGTGGGGCCGGTCAAGACCATGGTCTCCTTGGCGGTGTCGTATACGGCCTTCTGCTCCTCCTTGGAGGCTTCCAGGCACTCCCGGACAGCCTCCTCGACTACCGATTCCAGCTTCGGCGGACGGCCTTTACGCGGCTTTTTGTCATCATTTTGCGTACTTGTTTCGCCGTCCACTCACATAACTCCTTGATTCGTCATTACCACAAGTTCAGGAAACGGTCTGCGCGCTCACTTGTGCTTTCAGACTAGCATAGGGAAAGTAAATTAGCTATACTGTGCCCATGAACTTTTCCGACTGGTGGCGCCACAAGAGCGCGGTGTCCAAGAAAGCTGTGGCGGAATCGCTACAGAAGGCCGGCTACCGCTGCACCATCCAGCACCTGCGCAGCATTGCCCAGGGCAAGTGGCCGCCGGGGGCCAAACTCGCGGTCGCCATCGAGAAGCTGAGTGAGGGCGCCGTGACCCGTCACGACCTGCGTCCCGACCTGTTCCCCATGGCTGGATGTCAGTGTGAGTTCTGTCTCAAAAAAGCAACACAACCGGAGGCTCTTTGAAGCGAGAAGTTTATGAGTACGCCCTGCGCCTGGGAGCGGAGGCATACCAGCTCCACCAGTCCCACCTCACCTTCGCCCGCGGCTTCAAGGACAGCTTCGATTACAAAAAGGCCATCGAACACTACGAGGCCGCCATCAAGCACAACCCCAACGTGCCCGAGGCATGGGCCCAGTTGGCCGACTGCTGGATGAACGTAGACCAGTTCGACAATGCCCAGGCGTGCTACAAGCAGGCGCTACGGCTCAACCCGACGCTGATCGGCGCCATGCTGGGCTACGCCGACACCATGTCCTACAACGAGCGTCCCCAGGACGCCTTGAAGGTGCTGGAGCGCGCCCGGGCCCTCATCAAGCCGGGCACCCAGGAAGCCAAGCTCTACCCCATAGCCCGGGGAAACGCCTGTTTCATCGCGGGTGACCTCAAGGGCGCCGAGCGGGCGTTCCGGGACACGATAGCCCAAGATCCCGCCTTCGGGGCGGGCTACGGCTCCCTCGCCAACGTGCTGAACGAACAGGGCCGGCACGAGGAAGCCTGGGCTTGCTACGTCAAAGCCTACCAACTGGTCCCGGAGCCCCGTTACGGCATGAACATCGCTCTCCACGGCCTCTTGACCGGACGGTACGAGGAGGGCTGGAAGCATTGGGAGTGCCGCCTGGAGAGCCTGCACCGGGACGACTACGCCCGGTTCAAGGGCAAGCCCCGCTGGGACGGCGAGGCGCCAGGGGCACTGTACGTGTGGACCGAGCAGGGACTGGGCGACCTCATCCAGTTTAGCCGCTACCTGCCGCTGCTCAAGGCCCGCGGGAACAGGGTGATCCTGGAGGTCTACCCAAACTTCATGAGCTATGCGCTCACGCTCCCCGGCGTTGACGAGGTGGTCCCGCGCACCCCGGACCTACGGGTGTTGCATAAATACGACCACCAGCAGCCCCTCATGAGCCTGCCGTTGACACTGAAACTATGGAGTCCAGAGCAGTCGCCTGGATACGGTGTTGCAGAAAAGCAACTAACTGAGGCCAGGTCAGTGGCATTGAGTTGGTACGGGAACCCGGACCACGAAAACGACCGCAACCGCTCCATGAAGCTCAAGGAGCTAGCCGGCCTGGTGCGGCAGTTCCCGGGCATCCACTGGTTCACGGTCCTGCCGGAGCCACGGGCGGCCGAGGACATCGCCAAGCTGGGGTTACCCATAGAGCAGCGCAAGGGCACCATTGTGGAGGCCGAGGGCTGGCTACGGGACGCGGATCTGCTCATCACCGTGGACACCAGTCACGCCCACCTGGCGGGCAAGGCTGGGACGCCGACGTGGCTCCTGTTGCCCTTCAACCCGGACTGGCGCTGGGGGGTGACCGGCGAGCGCACGGCTTGGTATCCATCGCTACGCATCCTCCGGCAGACGAAGCGCGGGAGATGGACTACGGTGGTGGACGAGGTGTCAAAGAGACTCGAAGCGGCGAAAGCGTAAGCACAGGCGGTAGATCAGCCCTCCCGGCGCTAAGGCGGCGTATTGAATACATTGATTCCGGAATAGTTCTTAAATTGATCTTGGCTGTACGGCGGAACGTGAAGTCCTTCTGGAGATACGTCTCGTGTCCTGTGTATGAATTCAGGGAACGTCACATACTTCACCAGCAACGCTATATCCAGAGCAGCGGCAACTTCTAAAAGCGTTTGGACATTAAGTTTCCCGTAGTCGGGATCTTCAAGCCTTGAAACAACGCTTTGAGGCTTGCCGATCTTCTTTCCGAATTCGGCTTGAGACATTTGGCCGCGCAGATTTCGAATCTGGTAGGCAATGCCAGTCTTTACGTTCTGTTCAACGTAGGCACTCCGGTACTTCTTATTCGAGAGCCTTTCGAGAAGGCGCTTACTCCATGTCACAATCACAGGCTCTGCTCCTATCTGCTTCGATTTCCGCTTTCCTTCTCGAACTGTTCTCGTTCTGGCACGGCTAGGCGAGCGTCGGTGGTCATGGCGCTTTATCCGGGGTTACATTGCAGCTGATGCTCAGGCTATCGGGCATCGAGTTGGGCGCCAGCGCCTTATAATGCCCCGTGACTACCAAATTCACATGATGGTAAGCGGGAACTTCCAGGGCAAGCACCATTTGTGTGGCGCCGTGAATGGCCGCTCTGACCTGATGGCCGGGGGCCATTTGATACTTGCCGCTGTTAATTTCTGCGAGCGGCATTATGTTCCGCTCAATCTCGCGGTAAATATCCCTTGGGTTTGAATCCGGGAGCTGATGCAGTTCAAAACTAGTTGACCAACTCATTTGCGTTTCTCCCATGGATATTTCTTCTGGCACTTGCAGCACTTAGGAAGACCGGCGCATGGACTAGCCGGATACCAGCAGCAACGCTTTTTCAGCCTCGATGCTCCAGGCTTATAGCGATTATTCATGGTGTTGCTCCTCAGTTTATCCGCGCTCATGGGGATTCCTTGAAGAAACGATAATCTGTGTCACGATAGTAGCCATCACCAAACGCGAGATATTCAAATCTGCGCTGAATCACTTCAAGCCACACAACCACACTACCTATTCGTATAGGGCGCCATGCAAACCATGGATGCCACTCACGTCCTTTAGGCGGCCCAACTCGTAATTCAAATCTCATTGTTCCTCCGTAGCATCAGGGGGTTACCGCTTCCACACCACTATTTCGCAAGCCACTTCCACGTCGCTGTCGCCGGCCGACTGATCCACGTCCGGCCCTTTCGTCCAGTCGTAGTTCGTATCTACCAGCGCTAGGCGCATCAGCTCGCCACCCGGACAGAGCTTGATGAGATCCGTCAGATTGATGTGCCGCGGGTGCATGACCGGCCGGTTGACGCTGAACATCCATTTGTGGTCGCTGCTGAACTTGCTCGGGAACTGGCTGTGTTCGTACAGCACTACGTCCGGCACGATGACCCAGAGCCAGCCACCCGGGGCTACCAGTTGCCACCAGCGCCCGAAGGCGTCCAGGGGGAACACCATGTGTTCCAGACAGTGCGAGGACCACACCAGCCCGTAGGCGCCGTCCGGGCGATTGTCGATGTAGTTGGCGTTGCCCTGCTGCATGTCATAGCCTTCGGCTCCCGGTATCGGATCGCCGCCAGCCCCGATGTCGATGTAGGGCTTCGGGGCACGTTGCACCCGAGCCCACAGCGGGTCTATCTGGAGGCGTTTCAAGGCTTTGCTGGATTCGTTGCTCATGACAGAGCCGCCTGCGCGAGTGCGTCATCCTTCTTCTGGCTGCCGTGACTGCTGCCGAACCAGAAGTTGAGTATCTGCGGGATACCGGCGGTCAGCACGCCGATGAGGGTCAGCAGCAGGTCCTTGTACGACGGGTCCAGGTGGGTGTAGCCCAGGATGAATTGCGCCAGCAGGACGAAGTAGCCGCCGACGAACAGGGCGCTCAAGGCGACCTGGGGCGTGAAGCCCTTGGCGATGGCGAGCCCGCGGGCGCTCTGCCTATCGGCAGTATCGGTTTGAGCTAGCGCTACGGCTGCCTGATGGTCCGCCACGGCTTGATTAGCGACGATGGCCTTGAGCTGCACCTGATAGGCCATGATCTTGTCCGCCGCTTGCGGGTCGGCCTGGATAGCTTGTTGTACGCTGTCGGGGTCGTTCTTGGTCCCTAATGCCATGGATAGGATGCCGCCGACCACCGGACCGGCGCCCGGGAGCGCGCTCAAGGCGTAGGGGGCGACTTTCTCGATGGTGTCACGTATGTCTGTCCAAGTGCTCATGGTGATAGTCCTTTAGCTTTTAGCTCTGCATGACGTTGTTTGTGATGAACCGCGCATAAAAAGATAACATCCAGCGGAAAATCATAGTTGTCGTGATGAGCGTGAGACTTTTGTGAGCCACACACCTGACATGGCTTCCTCTGCATCTTCCCGCTCCTTATAGACAGGATAACCATGTTGTGAGCCCTATCCCGTCGCCTATCGGCCTTCCTCCATTTGCTCGCTACTATCTGAGAGAGCTTCCGCCTATGCGGCAATGCCGCTCTCTTTCTGTCGTACTCACGAATCTTCTCTATGTTCTTTAAACGATGTGCGCTAACGTCTGCCTTCGTACATTCCTTGCACTTACCCAGGTGACCATCGGCCATAGCTGAGTGTTTGTAAAAGTCAGACAATGGCCGAAGTCGCCGGCACTTAAAGCATCGTTTGTTCACGCCTCCATTCTAACATATCCGTTTTAAAAGGGCACATCCCCTAAGGTATCGTCAACGAAGTCGGGCTGCGCTGCGGGAGCTGGCGTAGTCGCCGGCTGCTCCAGCTTCTTCTCCTGCGGCTCCCGCTTAAAGCCCCCAACGCGGATGCGTAGGTATTTTTCGCCCGATGTTTGGGATTCGTTCCACCAGCCCGCCAGCTTGTGCTGGGCTCCGTTTATCGTGATGCTTCCAGTCATGTCTGGTTGGCTGGACTTTTCCTTAAAACGGTTTGGGAAGATAGCTCCGGTGCCGTCGTGTTCCTGATATTCGCTCATGCCGCCGCTCCTGTCAGTTTAGCCTTGCACTCGTCCTTGACCTGCTCCAAGTCGGACCTCTGATCGTCGGTCATCAGATCCCAGGCGCGCTTGAGGTAGGACAGCGTGGTCGCCGCCCGTAACTGCGCCGCCAGCGTCTCGTTCTCCTTGGCCGCGTAGGCGCTGCCGAAGTCTGGGGTACTAGCCGCCGCGGGCTCCGCGCCGCTCTCCAGCCACGCCTTGAGCTTCTTGCCGGTATCCTCGGTGATGACGAAGTGCTGGCTGTCGAACAGGCCGGTGCGGTCCTTGTTGCTGGTCGCCACATGCCGGTCCAAGGACACGTCGAGGACGCAGGTGAACTCGTACTCCATGCCGTCGCGGGTGATGGGTGCCATGCCCAGCTTCTTCACTTCCTTGCCGCCGCCGTCCTTCTCGACCAGGGCGAAGTCCTGCTTGCTGCGGACCGTGCAGATGATGTTGATGGATGAACGCAGGATGGCGTCGATGAAGGCGTTGTGTCGCGGGGTGGCCGCGGCCCATGCCTTGAACTTGCCGCCGGGTCCACCGCCAGCCAGGTCCACGGACTCCAACAGGCCGCCGGCCCCGGTCCACTCGTGGGTGATGCTGTCGATGATGAGAGTGGCGTAACCCGCTTCCTCGGCCGCCTTGATGGCCTTGACGTAGTTCTCGGGCGAGAACGGCGGACCCAGCTCGGCCACGTCGTAGTCCATGATGTCGGCGTACAGGCTGCCGGAGCCGTGTTCGGTGTCCAGCATGGCGGTACGGCCGCCCAGGCCCTTGGCGATCAGCAGCGCGCCCTTGGTCTTGCCAGCCCCGCTAGGGCCGTCGATGAGGACGCGGGCTTTGGCACGGCGGCGTTCTGCTTTTGTGAACAGGCTCATGGTTGCTTCCTCGGGAAGTGTTTGGATAGGATGAAATTCACGTCATCTAATGCGGTGTGATAGCCCTTAGCTTCCGCCGCGAGAAGCTGCTCCTTGACGTATGCCGCGTCCTTCCCGTCGGTCTCGCCGCGGGCGATACGGCCCAGCACGAGGTCCAAGTCTGACAAGTCGGCGCGGTCTAGAGTGATGTCCTGCTCGGCGCTCATGACTCATGCACCGGCTGGTACTGCTCCGCCGTCATCCCGAAGGTACTGGCGACGGCTTCATGGGCGGTCCGCACGTCGGCACGAGTGGCGGTCAGGGTATAACGCTTGAACGTCCCGTCCGGCTCCGCCGTGGAATTGGTCACCAGGACCACAGGCAGTTGTGCGTTGGGGAGCTGGTACAGCTTACCGTACATGTCCTCATGGACGGCCTTCATGCCGGAATCGGTGATGTACCGTTCCAGGCCATAACGTTCCATCATCACTCGGCGAAGTTCGGCGTTCTTCTCCTGGTTAATCATCTGGACGGTGATCTGCTCGGGATGTTCGATGATGAGCGCATTGGCGCGGATACCGTGCCAGAAATGCAGGCCCCAGCCGTCACGCGCCAAGAACGCGGGGCCGGAAGCGTTGTGCAAGCGGCCACGGTCGTCTCGATGGATAGCGGCCGGACGCTCGCAGACCATCACAAAGTCTTTATGAGGCCACCACCAGCAGGCGCTGGAAGCGGTATCGGCGTAGGCTTGGGCACGTTCGTTCATGTCTTTGCCAAAGTCCAGGCTACATACATCGCGGAAAAATGAAGTCATAGACGGCGATGCGTACCAACCCCAGCTTCCCACCCAAAGTTGCCCTCCGATTAGGTTGTACCAGTTGACTTGGATGTAATCCAACGCTTCTTTGACTCTTTTCTCTTTTGATTTTTTCTCAGCGCCGCCCACAGCGTCGTCCACAGCGCCGCGCACAGCGTCGTCCACAGCGCCGCCCACAGCGTCGCGCACAGCGTCGTCCACAGCGCCGCCCACAGCGCCGCCCACAGCGCCGCGCACAGCGTCACCCACAGCGTCGCGCACAGCGCCGCCCACAGCGCCGCCCACAGCGACGCCCACAGCGT